TCGACACGTTCACGAAGTACACATTGTCAGCAATCAGTCGGCCAAGAATGATACCTGTCACAATTCCAATACTGATCATGGATTGTTGATTCGGCCCCATGACTGAGTTCTTCTCGACCACAATTGATTCAAAATGGCAGTCGTACTTATGGAGCGCTCTCGATTGAATCGCTCGCAATTCACTAGCCATGAACCGTCCACGTTCAAAGAATGACTTGCTTTTATGCTTTAACACACCACTCTGGACAAGGTCAGAGCCGTGAAATACGGCCCAACCTGTCGCAGTAGTTGAAATGTCTAGTGATAATGTCAGATTTTTCATTGAAGCTCTCCCTTGATGCCACAGAGGTCGAAAAGATTTTGCTTGTTGTTCTCGATAAACTCGAAGAACTTCTGAAGTTCGGCTAAGTGGCGTTTCTCCCTCTTTACTCCAAGGCTCGTATGATACTCTGTTGGTGTTTTCGGTGTTACCCTGATGTCTAGCCAATAGAGAGGCTCGAACACGTCGCCACTCGTATCAAGAGAAGCATCTGCGTCCGCATTTCTGAAATGCATCTGCATATCATATTCAATTTTATTTGTGATTTTGATGGTCTTGTCTACGATTTCAAGTGTGATAGTTGTTCCTGGTATGTCGATTTTGTTTAGCATTTGTTTTCTCCAAAAAAATGCGACTGCCTTTGTGATAATTGGCTAAATACGGGCAGTAGCTCGTCCAAGGTCACATGACCTTTACTGACGTTTTCTAGTTCGCAGTTTTACAAGAATGCCCGGCTTGTTGGTTTTTGAGTTGTTTCCAAAATGGAAATAGTTGGTTTTGGCTATTTTGATTTTTCAACAGCAAACATATCCTCGAATTCATCTGTCTGCTCTTTGAACTTCATCGGGCTGTCCCCTCTGAAATAAAATCCATTGTCATCCAATTCGCCTTTGACTTCCGTCGCCCAAGACAAGAAAATTGAGCCTTGGCAGTCAGGGCAATTCATGAATTTAAAGTAAGATGGGACTTTCCACCGCTTCGCACATCCACAAAACGGGCATTGCAAATCAACATCTACTTTCTCGCTTGGTTTCTGCGAAACCGCTGGACTTCCGCTAAATTTTACTGACAATCTATCTGTGGCTTCTTTGATATTGACAGGATCGATTTCAGCTATTTTTTCAGCATCATTTTTTAAAACGGTCTTTGAGGCTCTTTCCGACTCAAATCCTCAAGAATTTCATCAGACCCTGTGACCATCTGATAGGCTTTGAATAGGGTTTGATAATCAAGTTCCTGCGCTCGCTCAAAGCTCAATTTTACGTCATCTTGTTCAATATAGATTTTCATTCTTTCCTCACTTTTTCAAATTTAACAATCACTTTAAGTCCAGTTACTCGCTGGATTTCTTCGTCTGAAGCATTCTCTTTCAATAGCTTCAACGCAACATCTTCCGTGCTTTGAAACGCTCCGATATCCCCATCAAACTCTCTACACGTCTCGCAGTAATCTGGCTCTTCGTAATGTTCTAACGTATACCAGCCACCTAGATGATTTTCGTAGAGATGAAGCATTAGATTACCTCCACGCGCCGGGTCAACGCTTTCGATTTGCAATATTCGCAATGGCCACACGGCTTTGCTTTCTCTTCGCCTCGCTTGACCTTGTCAAGGCGCTGGATAAGCATGGACAGCTTGGTCAACTCATAATCGAGTATTTCCTGCGACTCAAAAGCAATCGCTCTGGTATCAGGGTACGGCTCTTTTGTCACTGCGTAGATGATAGGGAGGAACTCTTTGCCATATTCTTCTTCCAACATCTTCTTGTAAGCTGCCATTTGAAGAATATATCCCCAAGCTTCAAACCAGCGGACTTGAATATTTCGCCCACTTGCTTCATCCTTAACCCAGACCTCGCTATCAATATCTGATTTTGTGGTCTTGATATCCACGAAGTAGCCCTTTTTGACATTGAGGCAGTCAATCTTGCCTTTAAATTCCACTCCTTCGATTTTGCCTGTGACAGCAACCTCTTTCTGGCCGACGTAGCACTCCATAAATTCCTTGTCAGCTTCCAGTCTCTCAATCATGCGCTGGCCAACCAGAAAGTCAGCTTTTAACTGACCTTTGGTTTTCCCAGCTTTCGAAATCATGGCATCTGCATTTTCATCCATAAACTTCTTGTGTGCTTCTGGGCTTTCAAAATAGCTGTGAACCATGTTACCAACCAAAAGAGCTGTGTTATCTCGTTGGTCTTCCCATTCTCCTTCCAGCTCTGCCAATGCCCGTGCTTCGCACTCCCTAAATCGTTTGTATTGCGAGATAGACCAGTATTGACGTGCGGAAGCTACTGAGTAGTAATCTTTTCCAAGTAAATCCATTGTCATTTCATCTCCACCTTCACTGATTTTGTTCGTGGTTCAAATTGAACACCGTGAGTATTGAGCCATTCTTTGAATTGCTCCTTTATTTCCTTTGCATTTTCTGCTGGAAAAATTAAATCTACAGTAAATTTGTAACCATATTTTTTAACGCCATCCTCAGAAGCCATATTTTGCGATTTTCGGCCTATTTCTTGCTCGATGGTATGATTACCCCCTGAACTAGTTTCAGGCTCAAATTCAGGCTGATTTTGGGCACATAATCGACTCTGAGCATCTTGTTCTGCTTCTGATTTGGTCCGTCTAAGCTCATCTGCGTCTGCATGTAAGATATCGATAGTATCCAAAGCAGAACGACCCTCTCTTAGCAAATCAACGTACTTTTCAGGGTTCAAACCTTTAGCCACCGCGATAGCAGTCATTTCATCTATACGCTTTTTCAACTCGTCTTCCGCTTTAGCTCGTTCAGCTAATGCCTTATCATCAAGAATTGCTTGCAAAACATCAGCAAGTTTCGCTCCCTTGTCATAACTGCGAATGTAGACAGTAGGTCCGAGACCAGCTTTAGCTGCCGCTTCTGTAATCTGTATAAGTCCAGCTTCACGTTGTTGCTTCTTAGCGGCTTCTTCTGCAACCAATCCGACAATCATCTTAGAAGTAGCTTGATTGATTCGCACATTATCGGCCATAAAACACTTCTTCTTGCTAAAATCGTCAAAGTAAATAGCAAACAGCTTGATGTCAAGATCAACTCCACTTTCTGCGATTGCAGATTCAAAAGCTTTTCTGACCGTTTCCTTTCGGGCTTCTGTTTCTCTCTCCTCAAACTCCCTGATTTGATTTTTAATGTCTGTCTGCAAAGTTTTGATAGGGTCTAATATGCTTTCAACCCAAGCCTTTGCTTCATCAAGAGGTTTAGAGTATTCTGAAAGCTGGTTTTTAAGTTCTTGTTCAATCTGACGCTGTACTCGTCCCAACTCGTCTTTGACTTTAATGTCATCTGATAAAGTTTCTTCTGTAACGATATAGCCAGTGTATTTCTTTTTATAAGACTCTAAAGCTTGCTCCAAAACTTCTTTACCTTGGATTTCGATTTCAGCAGCTTTTAGAACAAAACCAATCTCTAAATCTGTTACTGGAACGAGTTCTAAGCTATCTGTCACATCTTTTAATTCTTCAACCATTTTAGAAATCCTCCCCTTCTAGCATGTCCATTTGACCATTTGCTAGCTCTTGGTCAATTACTCCGCCTGTTTCTTCTGGAGCACCTAACAAATCAGATAGATTGTCAGCTTCTGGAGGTGTGACATCCTTTGCTCTCTTCACTTCGTTTACGTTGGAATCTTCGTTATCGGCCATAATAGCTTCCTGTAACTCAATTGAGAGAGGAGCATACTTACTTAGAAGTTCTTTGATAAGTGTTTTTTGAGCCATGGCATCAAATTCAGTCTTCCAAGGAGTTCCTGGTTTAAAATCTCCAATCTGCTTGTCGTAGGTCTTAGAATATTTCTGAGCATGTGCTATGACTTTTTCTTTTTTCCAGAAAATCATCTTTCGAAATCCATTGATTAATTCCAAACTTGCAAAATATCCCTCAACCTCTCCGCTATCAACTTGCTCTTCTTTGAGGTGTAACGTGCCATAAACTTTGTCGTACCGCAAAAATTCCTCTTTGTAAACGATGTCGCAGTTTATGTTTCTGATTTGTCCACTACGTTGCGCCAATTGGATAAAACCTCTGTAACCCATTTGGAATTGCGCTTCGTTTATTTTTACCCAAGTGTTCCCATGCTTCTCGCTTCTGTTATACGGTACTACGTATGCCATTCCAAGACTTGGCTCAATCGGTAGTTTTAAAGTCGCCGCTTTCATGGCGGCGTTCATGATGCTTGTATTTGTAGCTTTAGCTAGGTGACTATTATTGTTTATAATTGACAACAAACTTGCAACAAATTGTGCTTCACTCCCGTCCAATACCGACTTAAATTTTTCTAACGCCGCTGGACTTTTGAATACTTGTTGTGGTGTCAATGTGTCGAATTTAGCTATTTCATTTGCCATTATTTCCTTCTTCCTTTCGTCTTCTTCAAATTCCAATTTTCACGCTTTAAGCGCTTGTTTTCGTTTTGCAACTTCAAAATAACGTCCTGTTGTTCGTTGATGATTCGCCCCAGCTCTCGGCCAAGATGAATATAATCAAGGTGCCATTATCTGCGTATAACTCTTCAATCATACTTCATCACCCACATATCGATACTGTCCACATCCAGCATAGATGTACTGGCTTGGGTCAAGTTCTTCTCGTGGTTCAGGCGGTTGCATCATATCTCTGTCGTAATCAAACATGAGCATACACCTTTCCAAGTTCCAGAACTCGTTTCACATATCTAGCCTTGGATGTTAGCCCAAGATCCAGTAATTCGTTTTTTTCTTCATGATTGGCCAAAAGCCATACACGGTTTTCAAGTTCGATTCTAGTCATTAGCATCTCCTTTGCTCTACCCCAAATGCTTTGCATGGCGTGCTCTTCGTGGTTCTGGTAATGCTAATGGCTCAGGGCGCAATCCTACAGGCGGTTCATTGTCGTAGGTAAAACCCTTGAACGGACGACGAATATTCTTGCGAATTTCTTG